TAGATGTTCCTGCGGGGCCATCTGCAAGGTCTCCAGGAATAATCTTGTGACCGGGCAGACACGCTCCTGCGGACACGCGAAGCGGCGGGATTTAACCGGTCAGCGGTTTGGCAGACTGGTAGCGGTACGGCCTATCCGCTGGCGCTCTAAAGCACAGCCTTGCAGTGTGGCATGGCTGTGCAAGTGTGACTGTGGCAGTGTAGCCATTGCGGCATTGGGTAATTTGACCAAAGGTCTGAAATCGTCCTGCGGCTGTATTCCCCGCCGCCCAGGCCGCGGGCACGCAATCTGCCCAGGATGCGGGGAGACGTTTGCCATCAATACGGACGGCAAGCCCACCCCGCAGTTTTGCCCAACCTGCGCCCCGAAGTATGCGGGGCGAAACTGGAAGGTGTGTCCGATCTGTCGGACCCTGTTCCCGGCTCCGGAAAGCGACAAGACAGTCACATGCTCAAGGGGATGTTCCGCTGCGTGGAAGGGCATTATACATGAGGGCGTGTCAAATAGCTGGGCAAACGAGGCCAAGGCCCGCAAGCGGGCGGAGGGACAGACCGCCAATCTGCAGCTGGGGACTGCGGCTGCAAAGGCGTCTCCAATCGCCGGTCGGTTTGAGACCAACCAGGAAGCCAAGATTTGGCGCCTGGTGGATCCCAGCGGAAATGAGATCATCGTCCGAAACCTGCTCCTATGGGCCAGGGAAAACACGGAGCGGTTCGGCAAGCCGCCGGGGGACCGGTCCGCCATACAGATCGCCAGCGGATTTGAGGCCATTGCGGCAACTTTGCGGGGGACGCGAAAAACGCCCTCCATGACGTACTTCGGATGGACCCTCAAAGATGTGCCGGAGGTTCCCCCACCGGAAGGATAGTGAGAAAGCCGCCCCTGATGGGGCGGCCTTTTTACTGCGCCTTCTTCAGGGCGTTGATCTCCTTGGTGTGGCGCTTGAGGAGTTCGTGGTGAAGATTAAGCTCCTCCTGCATCTTGTCCATCAGGTCCGGATCGGGGAGGGCCTTGAGCTTTTCGTTGGCGGCTGCAAGGCCGTCGGCCAGGAGGTTGAACTTCGGATGGATGTCAGCCTCCAATAATACCTTGACCTCATTGATAATGTCTTGTTTCTGCTGGGCCATCAGCTGGGCGAGGGCCTGCAGGTCTTTTTCGTCTAACATGGGAATACTCCTTTCATCCTCCGGCGCACTTTTTGCAGGGCGTCAGGCCACGATTCAGCGCGGTCTGCAGTGTGGACTCATAATAGGTGCCGTTCCCGCAGTTGTTGTCATAATGATATTTGCTGCCCGTCTCCGTCACATAGACTGTGCGCTCATTGCTCTGATTTGTGGATGGCTGCAGCTCTGCAGTGGACTCTGGTACAGAGGCCGTAGGAGCTTTAGACGATGGGGATGTAGCAATCGATTCCGTAGGTGGCTCTGCTGATTTCTGTTCGCTTTCCGAAGAATTTTCTGATGTAGAGGATGCATCTGATGTAATCCCGAGCGCCTCATTTAATGCATCAATTTCATCGGTCGAAAAACCAGAATTCATAAGATATAACTCCCGAGCTGCCACAAAAGCTATATTTGCATCATTGCGCATATTCAAACATGTCAAGGTGTACTCTATGTCTGAATCATCTGAACTTTTCAAATAATCCTGCAATTTAATATGAGCAGCGGCAACATTATTCACAGCATCTTCTGCAGCTGCTGCATATTCCTCCGCAGTTTCATCATCCAAGTATTTTTCAATAGTATCTAGGGATGCAAAACATACATCAACAGCCGAATCGCAGATAGAATTCAGGCCCTCTACTGTGAGACTTCCATCGGCCATACTGGCAATTGCATCCGATAGCGCATCCATTTGAACATCTGCGGAGATCACTGCATCGCAGAGTTCCGCATCAATTTCCGCTGGTGTTTTTGGCGTGTCTAAAGATTCCTTCTCGTCTTGGGCGGTTTCATTTGCTTGGTCACTTGCGACCTGTTCTTGGGGACGCTCGACAAGATTTCCGATGATACCAATCACAAAAAGTACCATCAATATGATAAACCATTTCCGCCGATAGAATGGCGGCTTTCTCTTGGGCGGCTGAGCCGAGTGGCCCTGCCCTGATGTATTTGTTGCGGCCCCTTTCCCAGCAGGATAGTCTCTGACATAGCTGATGCCAGTTCCGGGAATTGACGTCGTGGTGCGAGTTCCACCATTTGCTTTTTTTGTCCAGCGAAAGAATTTTCCTCCGACAGAATAACCTACCCCGGATTTACTAAAATTGATCCGAAAAGGGCCTATATTTCTGCTTTTCCGAAAACGCCAACCCATAATCTGTTTTCCCTCCCGTGTCCGATTCGGACACGTTTTATTTTTATCCGCTCACTGGCGGGAAATCACATGTATAAGTCCGCTGCCAGATTACCGTAGGTATACCAGCAGACGGCCTTGCGCATAAAGGGCACAGTTACACAGAAATGCTCCGCCAGAGACGGGAGATCTGTATATCCGTCGGCCACGGCTTGATCCAGAGCGTCTTCCGGCACCAACTGCCGGATCGCCCATTTGTCTGCCCGGTTCTCATGCTTTTGCCTGATATCCAGAGCAGCGTGCCGGTTGTAAAAGCTGCCGGTTTTGCAGTGGCCCAGCTCATGGGCCAGACACACCGTTTCCTGCTCCAGCGTGTCCAGCTTCCAGGGGTTGACTGCGATTGCGTAGGAGCCGTCCGGCAGGGGAATGGACAGGGAGGTGGCCTGTTCCAGGGGAACCCAGTCCACATCAATGCCTTGGTTTTCCGCATACTCGTACAGATCCAGAAGCGTTGTCATTGCTGCTGCTTCCTCCGCTGCTCCAGTTTGTAGCGCATATAGTCCCGGGCATCTGCCCAGAGGGCGTCCATTTCCTCTTTGGTGAGATCTTCCGCACCCTCGAAGAAAGCCGCCTTGATATCGTCCTCGCTGATGGCGTCCGAATCGTACACAACACCCCGCTTTTGGGGGCCGTTGCCAGTGAGCAGATATTCTGTGGTGGTTCCCAGAGCCTCGGCGATCTGGGGAAGGCACCGTTGGAAAGAGGCCGATTTCCGCTTTCGCCATTCGCTTACACGCGGAGCAGGGACACCCAAAACACTAGCAAAATCTTTTTGCTCTTTGAATTTTCCATCTACCAACTCGAAAATGCGATCTACGGTGTCCGTGGGTATCACCTCCAAAGTAAATAATTACAATTATCCTAATTTGTGCATTTCTACAAAACAAGAAAATTACAGAAAAACTAATTGACAATTAGGAAAAACCTAATTATACTACAACCAGAAGTTGACAATCAGAAGTTGACAAAACGAGAATAGGAAAACGCATGATGCAGGAACGCCTTGAACGATGGCTTTCACTGTTCAAATGCTGTCAAATGTCTTATGTATGTCAATTCATGTATCAACTGATGGTTACACAATAGCACAAATAGCGCACGATTTCAAGAGAGGAGGTGAGCAGATGCAGCTGAGGCAACTGCGGGAGGCCGCAGGCCTGACCCAGCGGGAACTAGGCAATCGGATCGGTGTTTCCGGGCAGGCGGTGGCCCAGTGGGAGACCGGCGTCAAACGGCCCAGTGTGGAGAACCTGACAAAACTGGCGGACGTGCTGGAGACCAGCACCGACGCCATCCTGGGGCGGGATACTGCCTAAAATTTCGGAAGGAGCGATTGCATGTACATACCAACCATGACACTGTGCGAGCTGGTGGAGCGGCTGCGGTCCCTGGGCGTGCCCACCAGCAACACCAAGGCGGCTGCCATGATCGAGGCGGGACAGTACCCCTTCGCCAGCTGTGTGCGGCTGAAGGAGGACGGGGAGCGGGTCTTTGAGATTTCGAAGGTGCTCTTTGACAAGTGGGTGGCAGAGCGCGTCGTGCTGCAGCCTGGAGACCCCGGGTATCAGGTCCCCCTGGAGCTCTGCCCCCAACATACCACACAGGAGGCGAGCTGACCATGGCGGATCGATACCCATCTATCTACCAGAGGGCACGAAAAGATGCCTGTCTGACCCAGGAACAGGCCGCGGAGCTGTTGAGCGTGTCGGTGGAAACTGTCAAGGCATGGGAGCAGAGACAACGGGTGCCCAGACCGGAGGACGTGGAGCGGATGCAAGCCGCCTATGGCACGCCCTGGCTGGGGCTGGAGTACACCCGGGCTACCTGCGGACAGCTGGGGGTGCTGCCGGAGCTGCGGCTTCAGGGACTGCCCACGGCGGTGCTGCGGCTGATCAACCGGGCCACGGCGCTGGCGGATGACTACCGGCGGCTGATGGAGATTGCGGAGGACGGCCGGATCGATGAGTGGGAGGCCCCGGAGTTTGAGCAGATCAGTGAGAACATCCAGCGCGTGATTGCGGCAGGGTTCGAGGTCCTGTATGCAGAGGCCCCGCCGGGCATAAAAAAAGACCGCCCTGCTGCGGGAACAGCAGAGCGGCGGGTTCAGGGCCTTTCGACCGAGAACGATTGCAAGACTATTGTACCACATTCCGGCCGGATTGCAAGCCCCAGTTTTACCGGGGAGGGGGTGACCCGCCCATGATGATCTGGGGGCTTGTGCTGATCGGCATTTGTACGCTCACCAGCGGACTGTTCCGGCTGGTGGATCGGATTGAAGGGAGGCGGTGAGGATGACCGCATGGAAAACGCTGGATCTGCGTCAGCGAAAGACCTGCGGCCCCCATGACGGGGAACTGATCGTGCTGCACATGATCCCGAAGTCCGCCTGGGGGACTGAGCGGTATCTTGTCAGCCGCCTCCAGACAGAGGCGGGATGCACTTGGATAAAAAGCAATGGAACTGTGTTGTCTCCTGCCAATCTGGAGAAACACTATGACCTCCGGTGGCTCCGGCTGCCGGAGGACACCATCTGAGAGGAGGGTGGTTATGCGGAGGCACCCCAAAAAGGGCGGGCAGTTCGCCATCATTTGGGTGGATTTATTGTATGAGGATGCGGTACCAGCCACCGGCAAGCTGCTCTTTGGAGAGATATACCGGCTCTCTGGGCCGGATGGCTGGTGCGATGCCAGCAACCAGGATTTCATGGACCTGTTGGGATGCAGTGAGACAACTGTCCGTAACCTACTCAAAGCCCTGGAGGATGTGGGGCAGATTCGGGTGGTCACCCGGCCCCGCCGGGAAGGCGCTGGCGGCACGGAGCGCAGGATCTTCTGCGGCCGGAAACTGGCCCCTCCAGAGGTCCAGGAGGTACCCGCAAAAAACTGCGGGTACCCCGGGGAGGGTACCCGCAGAAATTTGAGGGGGGTACCCGCAGAAACTTGCGGTTCCACATCTATAAGTAATTATAATAATACCCCCTATAGTCCCCCAAAGGGGGATGACCCTGACCTTATGAGGTCATTTGACCTCTTTTGGGACAAGTACCCCAAGAAGGTCAAAAAGAAAAAGGCGCGGGAACTATGGCAGAAGCTGCGGCCAGGTGCCGCATTGGCGTCTGTCATCCTGGCTGCTTTGGAGCGTCAGAAGTGCAGTGACCGTTGGCAGCGGGATGGCGGTCAATACATACCGGACCCCACCACGTGGCTCAACGGCCGCCGGTGGGAGGACGAACTGTTTCCTGCAGAGCCGGAGCGTCCTACCCCACCGGATGATGCCAGAAGGGGGCGGTGCCTGTGAGCGAGATCAAGCAGGATGCCATTCTCTCCCAGCGGCTGCTAGACGCTCAGGTGGGCGTGCTGGGCTCCATGCTGATCGACCCGGATACCGTGCCGGAGGTGCTGAGCCGGGTGCGGGACGCGGACTTTGCGGAAGAGAAGTACCGGCTGGTATTCCAGGCCATCCAGGCCCGGTTTCGGGCCGGACAGGCTATTGACCCTATCCTGGTCCGGGAGACTCTGGGGGGCGGTGTGGACAGCCCATGGACCTCGATCTTGCAGGGGCTGATGGATGTCACGACCACGGCGGCTCATGTGGATGACTATGTGGACGCCCTGCGGGCTTCCGTCACGTTGTCCAACCTGCGGACCCTGGGCACCCAGCTGGCGGAAGCCGACCGCCTGGAGGACGCTCAGACACTGCTGGACCAGATGCGGGCCCAGCAGGTGAGCCGGCCAAACGTCCAGGCCATGGACATGGCGGAGGGCTTAGAGCGGTTCTTCGACCGGCACAACGGCGAGGAGAAGCCGCAATATCTCAGCTGGGGTGTGCCCGTCCTGGACGAGCGGATCTTTGCGGAACCCGGGGACATGGTGGTGCTGGGCGGGTACCCGTCCGATGGCAAGACGGCCCTTGCGCTGCAGTTTGCCTTCGGCATCGGCAGAAATCACCGGGTAGGGTTCTTCAGCTACGAGTCCACCCGGGACAAGCTGTTTGACCGGACAGTGAGCCGGGCGGCCATGCTGAGCTACACCAAGATCAAGCGCAACCAGCTGACGGAGGCGGATTACCGGGACCTGCTGGAGCTGCGGCCCCAACTGACGGCTCCCCAGCTGACGCTGATCGACGCCGCCGGCATGACGGTGCTGGACATCCAGGCGTACAGCCAGGCCCACCGGTACGACGTGGTATTTGTGGACTATCTGCAAAAGATTGCCGCGCCCAGAGGCACCCGACAGTCCGATTTTGAGCGGGTCTCTGCCATCTCCAGCAGCTTGCAGCAGTTTGGGCGGATCACCGGGACTACGGTGGTGGCCCTGAGCCAACTATCCCGCCCAGACCGGGACGCCAAGACCAAGAAAATCCGCCCGCCGGTGCTGAGTGACCTGCGCTCCTCCGGCCAGATCGAGCAGGACGCCGACGTGGTGCTGTTCCTGCACCGGGAGGACTATGATGACAAGCAGTCCAACCGGATTCTGAAGATCGCCAAAAACAAAGAGGGCGAGGCCATGGACTACGTTCGGTTCCGGTTTGACGGCGATCTGCAGACCTTCTCCCGGATCGCGCCGGAGACTCCGGAGCCACCGGCAGAGAAGCCCAAGCGGGAGAAGCAGCCGCCCCGGCAGGTGAGCTTCTGGGCGGACGGGGGCAGCTTCCAGGACACCCCCTGGGGGAAAGGGGGAGCCAGTTGAAGATCGGAGACATCCTGACCATCAAACCTAACTTTTACACGGAGTACATGGGGGCCAATGACCAGCCCCGCCGGGCCCAAGTGATTTACATACACCCCGAAGGTCGGTTTTACGTGGTGGAGTTCCGGAGCGACCTGGGTATTCCCTGGCGGGAGACGTTTTTCCCCTATAACCGGCGGATCGAGGGCATCGTGGACCGGTCCGCGCCGTATTTGCCAAACGAAAAGGAGCTGTTTTGAATGAGGACGATTGCAATCATGAACAACAAGGGCGGCGTCGGCAAGACCGTCACCGCCATCAACCTGGCGGACATCCTGGTACGGGATTACCGCCAGCGGGTGATCCTGGCGGATTGCGACGGGCAAATGAACCTGACCCGGTTTTATGTCCCGGACTTTGACCCGGAGACGGAGTACACCATGGTGTCCCTGCTGGAGGGAGACGGGGAGACGCTGTGGAGCGACAACCTCCTGGCGGTGAGCAAGGACCTGTGGCTGATCCCCGGGAGCCCGGAGCTGTACACGGAGGACCTGGAGGCCGTCATAGAGGGCCAGGACCAGGCCAAAACCCGTCGAGTAGCCGACTTTGTGAGCTGTGTCCGTGAGGACGCCGGGGCGGACTTCGCGATCTTTGACTGCCCACCGGGTTTCACGGCGGCCAGTCTGGCGGCGCTGCTGACCAGCGACGAGGTGGTCATCCCTATGGAGCTGGATGGCTTTTCGGTCTCCGGCATGGTGACCATGCAGCAGCAGCTGGCGCTGCTGAGACGCAGCGGCCTGCAGGTGCCCAGGGCCTCCGTGCTGATCAACCGGTGGCGGGCCACAGAGTTTGTCAAAGAGGTGGAGGATCAGCTGCGGAAGATGGCTGAGCACGTCAAAATCTCTGTCTACAAGCAGGTGATCCGCAAGAGCGAAAAGGTGCCGGAGAGCACGGTCACCGGGTACCCGTTGGCGGTGTACAGCCCCCGGAGTGCCGCCGGCGTGGACTTCCGGCGCTGGGTCCGGGAGCTGTGGGGAGGTGCGGGCCATGAGCAAGTTTGACCTGAGCCGGATCGTAGGGTCCGCCGACGTGTCCGATTCGGACACGGAGCTGCGGGAGATACCGCTGGACAAAATCCGCGAAAACTCTGAAAATTTCTACCCGCCTCTGCCGGAGGACGAGGCGGAAGCCCTGCGGGAGTCCATCCAGGCCAACGGCCTGCTGGAGCCTCTACTGGTTGTGGCGGACGGCGCTACATACCGCCTGGTGTCCGGCCACAACCGGCTCCGGGCTCTGCGGGACCTCCGGGCCAACGCCTTGGGCATGGAGTATAAGACAGCTCTGTGCCGGGTGCTACCGGACATGGATGCCGACCATGAGATCACCGCCATCATCGAGGCCAACCGCCAGCGGAAAAAGACGCCGGCGGTGCTGCAACAGGAGGCGGAAGCGTTGACAGAGGTCTACGTCCGGCGAAAACAGGCCGGAGAGACCTTGCCAGGGCGTATCCGGGACCGGGTAGCGGAGGTCATGCAAGTGAGCGCCACGAAGCTGGCAAATCTCAATGCCATCAAGCACGGGCTGAGGGAGCGTAGTTTACAGGTAGCCTGGGAACAGGGGACCATCACAGAGGCTTGCGCCTTGGAGATCGCCCGGATGCCTGGAAGGGATCAAGAGAGGTTGGAAACGTGGCTAAGAGCGGAAAAACTCCCCTGTACGCTGCGGACGGTTCGGGAATTCTCTGCTTTGAGCATCAAACTCGAACATGACTGCGAGCGTGCCGGCCGCCCCTGCCCCAATGCCAGGGCGATGTATGATGCTTTCGTCCGGAACGGCAACTGGGAGGGCTGCTGCGGGTGCTGCGCTATGTGCCTCAAGCGGGATACCTGCGAGACCTGCTGCCAGTATGTGGAGCGGAAGGAGCCGGAGCCAGCAGAAGAGCCTGAGGACGATCTGGAGGATGCGGTGCCTGATTGGCAAGCCCAGCGGGAGAAATTCGGGTCCCGCCTGCGAAAGGCCCGTGAAGAAACCGGCCTGGACAGGGCGGCATTTGCAGAAAGAATTGGAGCTTACAAGGCCACATACTCCGCTTGGGAAAACGGGTCTCTGCCCGGCGGCAGCCAGTTCCCGGAGCTGGCCCGGGCGCTGGGTGTCAGCACGGATTATCTCTACGGCCTGACGGACGATCCCACGCCGCCTGGAGAAACGCAGCCACAGCCGGAGGGGCAGCTGACTATCGCCGGGTGGATGCCCGGCGGCGTGAACCCAAGCGAACCAGGAGAATTCGCTGTGCTGGTGGATGTGGGCAACACTCGCTATTTCAAGACATTCATGCGCTGGGACGGGAGTTCGTGGTTGATGCTGCCGTCTAAACAGCAGGCGGAGTTCCCGCCAGATTGGTGGCTGCGGCTACCGCCGGAGCCAGAGAAGGGAGAGACAACATGATTCGATTTATCAGTGATCCGGAACATGGGGAGTTTATGGCATCGGCGTCCGGGAACATTTCGGAGGTTGTCGTAGAGGTCGGAGTCTGTATAAATACCGCTTATAACCTGCTCCGGTCCAGAGACCCTGATGCGGCACAAGGTTTTAAACAGGCTTTGCTTGTTACCTTCCGCCCGGACAGTCCTGTCTGGGACAAGGAGGATGTACCAGATCCACACAACGGCATCAAGATCGTACGAATCAGGAATTTTGAATCGGAGGCGCATCATGAGTGAGCAGATGTATGAGCGAAAAAAGGACTTTGTCAACCACGCCCTGAGCCGCTGTGTGGCGGCCATGTATCCCAACGTGTGCCGGGTGGCTTACCACACCCGGGATACTGACGAGGGCTTGCGGGAGACCGCCATGATCTACCTGGCCGGGGGCTATTCCCGGCGGGTGGATGTGACGGGAATGGACCTGCCGGCCACGCTGGACGCCGTACTGGCGGTTTTCCGGGAGGCGGCGTGAGATGGGCCGCTATACGGGCCGGGAGCGCCGCCAGCGGGCGCTGTACCGGCTGGCCATCGTCGTTTGGATCATCGTGCTGGCCCTAGTGCTGTGCATGGACACGGCAGGATAGGAGGCGGCTATGGAGACAGTTGACTTGATCAATGCCCTGCGGCGGATGGCTCCAGAGACCGGATGCCTGCCCTGTCTTGGATGCGGGCATGAGCATGGCTGCAGTGTCCACGGCTGTGCTGTCCTCAAAGAGGCGGCGGACCGGCTGGAAAAACGCTACCGAGGTGCTAGGGGCCATTGTAAGCCGGTGATTGCCGTAGCACCAGACGGCAGCTGGACCCGCTATGTGTCCATCAAGGAGGCGGCCCGGATCGTGGGCGTCAACCCGGCCCAGATCAGTACGGCGTGCGTTACAGGACAGCGGTGCGCCGGCCAGTATTGGAAAAAAGAGGAGGGATAAGGTGAGACCGATTGATGGTGATTACATAAGCGATGCCCTAGAGGCAGAGCTTTGCCGGGAGGGCGATGATCTTGAGGATCGGCAATGGGCCTATGGCTATGCCGCGGGAGTGAGTTTTGCAGTTCGTAAACTCGCGGAAGCCCCCACCCTCACCCCGCCGAACGAGTGGGTGAGCGTGGAGGAGAGGTTACCAACGGACGAGCGGCCGGTTTTGGTATTCGTCGGTTATGCAGACACCATGACGGGATTTATTACCACATCGTCCTATTTTTGCTTTGACGCAAATCCGCATTGGCAGTGGGATGGTTTGGTTCAGGACGAGCAGAAAACGCTTTTCTGGATGCCCCTTCCGGAGCCGCCAGGAAAGGAGGGGTGAGGATGGACAGGAAACAGGCTGTAACGATTTTGAAGCGGAAGACCACCATCCCTGGTGATGGATACACCTGGGAGCAAATCAATGAGGCCATCGACATGGCAATTGCCGCCCTGTCCCCGCCGAACGAGCCGCTAACCATCGAGCAGCTGCGGGCCGAGCTGGAGCAGGTGAAGCGGGAGCGGGATGCGGCGATTGAGGCTGCAAATGGTCTGGATAAAATGATTGGCAGAGCATGGGGGGAAGACTGACATGGAACGGCTGACATACTTTGACGGTGGGAAATGGCGGCTCAAAATTGGCGACACCGAATACAGCGGAGAAGCCGTTGACCGCCTCGCAGCCTACGAGGGCACGGGGCTGGAGCCGGAGGAAATCCTCTCTGCCGTGGATATGGCAAAAATCGCCTGTGCGCTGCATGAGCTTAATGCCTACAAGGAGCTCGGCTCCATTGACTGTCTCCGCAAGCTGGCTGGTGGCCCGGGAGAGACATCAACCATCACCAATGGGGGTAAAATCCGG